GGTCGATTCGGCCGCGATGTTTCTGGAGTTGCGGGCCCGTTCCTAGGGGGTGATGAGGGCTCGGCGGGGAGCATTTCTCCCGAATTTGCGCACCTGGGCACGATGGCATCCAGTGCGGCAGTGCGCCGCGCCGGGATGCGCATGATCAAGATCGACCTCAAGGTGGACGTGAGCGGGCCGCTGCGCCTGGTGAAGCAGGAACTGCCCAACGCCGTGCCCTACGTGCAGGCCGCGCTGCTGACCAATCTGGCCTACCGCGTGCAGGGCAAGGTGCGCGAGCAGATGCCGGTCAGCTTCGACCGGCCCACGCCCTTCACCGTGCGCGGTGTGTTCGTCAAGAAGGCGCAGAAGGATGCGCCCGTGGCCGAGGTGTACTTCCCGGAATCGCAGGAAGACCGCGGCACGGCCAAGCGCGAGTACATGCGCCCCGGCGCGCTGGGCACCTCGCAGCGCCGGCAGAAGCGCACCGAGTTCCTGCTGACGCGCCGCGGCTCTCTGCCCCCGGGCTGGGTGACGACGCCTGGCACCTCGGCCGCCAAGTACGGCTACATGGACGGCTTCGGCAACGTCAAGCCCACGTGGTACCGCTGGATCGTCAACGCGCTGCAACTCAAGCAGATGGGCGGTGCCGGCAAGCGGGCGCGCGACATCTATGCCCGCAGCCAGAAGCGCGCGCGCAAGATGGGCGTGGAGTACGAAGCCTTCGCCGTGGCGCCCGGTGCCAAGACGCTCGCGCCCAACGGCTCCTGGCTGCCCCCCGGCGTCTACCGCCGCGTGGGCGACAAGGGCGAGAAGCTGCACCAGATCCTGAAGTTCGTGCAGCGCGCGGCCTACAAGCCCCGCATCGACCTGGAGGCCATCGCCCGCCAGGAACTGGCCGCCGCGCTGGAGCCCGAATTCAACCGCGCCTTCGCCAGCGTGCGCACCCGCTTCGCCCTGCGCGACACCGCGCGGGCCGCCACCGCCCGGGCCGGCCGATGAACCTGGACGCCCCCTGCACGCAGGCCGCCTTCGGCGAGCTGATCGGCGTGGGCCAGCCCGCCGTCAGCGACATGGTGGCCCGCCAGGTGCTGCGCCCGGGCGACACCGCGCGGCAATGGCTGCTGGCCTACTGCGCCCACATGCGCGAGCAAGCCGCCGGCCGCGGCGCCGATGGTGAGCTGGCCTTTCAGCGCAGCGAACTTGCCCGCGTCAGCCGCGAGCGCGCCGAGATCAAGCTGGCCAAGGAGCGCGGCGAATACGCCGAGGTGGCGCTGATCGAGCAGGTGCTGGCCACCGTGGGCCGCGGCATCGTCGGCGCGCTCGAGCCGCTGCACGTGACGCTGCACCGCCAGTGCCCGGCCCTGACGCCTGAAGACCTGAAGCTCATCCAGACCGAGGTGGCCCGCGCCTGCGACCTGGCCGCCAGCGCATCGCTGGCCCTGCTCGACGTGCCCGAGGAAGACGCCGAGCCCGGCGCCGATGGCCCCGGCCGCGACGACGCCGACGCCGACCCCGACCCCGACGAAGACGAAGGCTGACCCCGCCGCCGCCGCCATGTCCGCCCGCGACCTGCCTCCCGACATCGCCCGCCAGATCTGGCTGCACCAGCACGCCGCCCTGCGCGCCAGCATCCGCGCCGCCGTGCGCAAGGGGCTCGCCGGCTTGAAGGCGCGCGAGCCGCTGAGCCTGGACGAATGGGCCGAGCGGCACTTCTACCTGTCGGCCGAATCCAGCCAGGGTGAGAAGCGCTGGCAGAGCTACCCCTTCCAGCGCGCCATGCTCGGTGCCATGGGTGACGACGACATCGAGGAAGTCGACATCCGCAAGAGCGCGCGGGTTGGTTACGCCCTGGAGCTTTCCACGCCAGTCCCGACGCTGACGGGTTGGACCACCATGGGCGAGATCCAGCCGGGTGAAACGGTGTTCGACGAGCAGGGGCAGCCGTGCAAGGTGCAGTACGTTTCGCCCATCTACACCGATCACCAGTGCTACCGCATCACCTTCTGTGATGGCACCTCGGTGGTGGCGGATGCCGGCCACCGCTGGTTCGTCATGGCCGATCAGAGCATTGAATACCTGAGCGGGCAGCGCGGCAAAGGTCGAACGGGCCGTCCGAAAGCCGGGGTGGTCAGCCACTTCGAAGGCGTGGTCGACACGCGACAACTGGCCCTGATGCAGCGCTCCGCAAGAGGCAGAACTGCACTGACCATCCCAGTGAGCAAGACGGTGCAATGCCCAAAGCCGGAGCAGCTTCCCATTCCACCCTACACGCTGGGCCTGTGGTTGGGTGATGGGCACCTCGTTTCACCGCGCATCACCCAGCACCGCAGCGACGTCGAAACCGCCGAGCACATTCGTGCTGAGGGCATCAACGCCGAAGTGCGGTACCTGGACGCGAGATACGAGAACAACGCCACCATCCTGCTCGACGTTCCTGACAGCGGCCGGCCTCGCAGCCCCTGGGCCAAGGTGTTCCGGTCGCTTGGGCTGACCCAACGCAAATTCATTCCGCCTGCATACCTGCGCGCTGACGCGGCCACCCGCCTGCAACTGCTGCGCGGGTTGATGGACTCCGACGGCACGATCGGCCGCGATGGCCGTGCCGAGTTCAGCAACACGAACCACGATTTGGCCCTGGGCGTGCACGAACTGCTGATGAGCCTTGGCATGAAGGCCACGTTTCGAGTGCGCCCGCCGCGCAACTCAAAGCACCTGACGCAGTACCGCGTCAATTTCAAACCCACGGCGGCCTGCAACCCGTTCAACCTCAGCCGCAAGGCGGCCATGGTGCAACCGGCAGCCAAGCCCAGCATCACGCACCGCCGCCGCATCGTCAGCGTAGAGCCAGTGCCAAGCGTCCCAGTGCGCTGCATCCAGGTGGACAGCCCGAGCAGCCTGTTTCTGTGCACCCGGTCCATGGTGCCCACGCACAACACCAAGATGCTGCTGGCCAGCATCGGCTACGACGCCCAGCACAAGCGCCGCAACCAAGCGCTGTGGCAGCCCACCGACGGCGACAGCGACGAGTTCACCAAGGCTGAACTCGAGCCCATGCTGCGCGACGTCAAGATCATGCGCAGCGTGTTCCCGCGCTTCATGGCCAAGAGCAAGGCGAACACGCTCAACATGAAGAAGTTCCTGGGCTCGCTGCTGTACCTGAAGGGGGGCACCAGCGCTGGCAACTTCCGCCGCATGACGCTGCAGTCGGCCAAGCTGGACGAGTTCGACGGCTTCGACCAGCGCATCGAGAAGAGCGCCGACCCCTTCACCCTGGCCTGGAAGCGGCTGGAGGGCGCCACCTACCCCAAGATCATCTGCGGCACCACGCCCCGCCTGAAGGGCCTGAGCCACATCGAGAAGCGCGAAGCCGCGGCAGAAGCGCGCCTGCGCTTCCACATCGCCTGCCCGCACTGCGGGGTCGAACACCCGCTGCTGCCCGGCCGGCTGAAGCCCCAGCCCGCCGCCGGCCCCACACGCGCCGGCTTCCAGTGGGACGAGCACGACCCCGAGGGCACCGCACGCCACCACTGCCCGCACTGCCTGGGCGCCATCACCCAGGCCGACTACCTGCGCCTGTGGCAGGCCGGCGTGTGGGTCAGCGAGTGCGGCAACTACCGAGCCCACGCGCAGCCCTACCGCTGGACCGACGGCACCAACCAGCCCCTGACGCGCCCGCCCCGGCACGTGGCCTTCCACGTCTGGACGGCCTACAGCCCGCAGACCACCTGGGCCGCCATCGTGCGCCAGAACCTGCAGTGCCTGGCCGCCAAGGCGGGCGGCGACAGCGCCCCGCTCGAGGGCTTTGCCAACGAGACCCTGGGCGAGACCTGGGAAGAAGAAGTCGAGAAGGCCGAAGCGCACGAGCTGCAGAAGCGCGCCGAAGACTACCCCCTGCGCCGCGTGCCCGTCGGCGGCCTGCAGCTCGTGGCCGGCGTCGACGTGCAAGACCGCCGATGGGAAGTCACCGTCTGGGCCATCGGCCGCGGCCGTGAAATGTGGCCGGTGGACTACCAGGTCATCGACGGCAACCCCGCCGACGAGCGCGAGTGGGAAACCCACCTTCACCCCTACCTGCAGGCCCCGCTGACGCACTGGCACGGCGCACCCATGAAGATCGCCGCCGCGGCCATCGACACCGGGGGCCACTACACGCACCAGGCGTACAACTTCTGCCGGCTGCACAGCGGCCACAAGTACTTCGCCGTCAAGGGCGACAGCAAGGAAGGCATGCCCATCAAGGGCCGCAGCAGCCTGCAGGACGTCAACGCCCGCGGGCGCATCGTCAAGAACGGCGTGCGCCTGTGGCTGGTGGGCACCGACACCGCCAAGGACAACCTCTTCGAGCGCCTGCGCATCCACAAGCCCGGCCCGGGCTATGTGCACTTCAGCAAGGCCCTGCCGTTGGATTGGTACAAGGGCCTCACCGCCGAGGTGCGCCGCCAGGTGCGCACCAGCGCCGGCCCCAAGGTGCGCTGGGTCAAGACCGCGCAGCGCAACGAACCGCTCGACACCACCGTCTACGCCATGTTCGCCAGCGAAATGCTGGACCACGGCAAGCTGAGCGACGCGCAATGGAGCCGGCTCGAGAACGACCTGCTGCCCGACCTCTTCGCCCCCCCGGCCGGCGAACTGGCGCTGGCCAGCCGGCCGGCTGCCATCGAGCCCGGGCCGCAGGGCAGCAACCCGGCCCCCCAGAGCAGCAACGTGCCCCCGCTGCAGCCCGGCGAGCTGCAAGTCCGCGAAGCCCAGCACACGCCGGCCACAACCCCCGATCGGGCTGAGCCTGTCGAAGCCCAGGCCACCACCCCCGCTCGGGCTGAGCCTGTCGAAGCCCCTTCGCCCCCGCCAGCCCCACCCCCGCCCCCTCCCCCCTGGCAACA